GTAAGCCAGCAGAGCAACTAAAAGAGATTATGGGAAGTAAACCAGCAGCACGTAAATATTTCAAAGAAATCAAATCAGTGGGTACTGTGCCCAATGGTAGATTCAACGAAAATATGATCATACTTAAATCATTTTAATGGAGAAATTATATGATAGACAAAATTGTATTGTGGTATTCAAGAAATCGTAAACCAATCGGTATCACAGTAGCTATATTTGCTTTTCTTACTGCCTTAGCCGATTTTCACAATGGGAACAATATTTGGGGAACTTTTCAACTTTTAGTAGTAGCATTGATCATACATGATGTTAGGACTATGAAAAATGAACATTGATTTAAACAAATACAGTGACTTTGTAAAAGAGGTCACTTCTAAGCCAAGCAACGACCTGACTACATTTATGAATCGGTTAGATGAACTAGACGGTAACTATAGTTTTGAAACTGAAGCACATGGTCCGGATGTTAATGTTCCGTTGTTGATCACCGGAGCACTAGGGCTTGCTGCCGAAACCGGTGAGTTTTGCGAGATACCCAAGAAGATGTTATTTCAAGGTAAACCACTCACACATGAAAATCTGTTTCACATGAAACGTGAGTTAGGCGACATTATGTGGTATTGGATTAATGCTTGTCGTGCATTAAACTTAGATCCAAATGATGTGATAGCAGAGAATGTAAAGAAATTAGAAGCACGATATCCTGGCGGTATGTTTGATCCATATTACTCAGAAAATAGAAAGGAAGGTGATTTGTGAAAGCAAAAATCAAAAGTTTAAAAGTAGATTTATCAAAGGTTCCGTTCGTGGACCCGTCAACAGTACAAGACGGTACAAACGGTAAAATCTTAGAAACGGCAATGAAAAAGCAGGGGTTTCCAATAGATAGCACTGGAACAGTTGATTTACCTGGCATTGATGTTGAAATTAAAACTAGGTCGTTTCATACTAATTCTCAACACACTGTTGGTACAATGAGATTTGATGACATCATCAATACACCATGGGATCAAACACCCTTTAAGGCAAAACTTCAAACACAATACCGTGTATGGATTAAGTCTAATGAAATTGATTCTAATACGACTGCTACCGGTGAAATCGTAGATTTTTCTCATCTCGAAATACAAAATAAACTTCAAACAGCATATGAAGATTGTCGCTCCCAGCTTAAAGCACAGGGTGAGATTATAACGAGACAGATTATATCAGGCGGACAATATGGTGTACTAGAACATAAGCCAGGAGATTCTGGAACAGGTAAAAGCTATGCACTACGAATCCCCCATTCAGGTATGAAAAAACTATTAGGTATTGCTAATATGGCAAAGACTGGTTTATTTGACTTCTGATATAGTTGTTTACCTGATAAATACAATATCAAATCAGGTAAACAACTATGGCTACAGCACTTTCACTAGACCAACTTAAAGAAGAATTATTTAAAAACCTAAGCTTACGTTTGGGTAGTGGAATAATTGACTTAGAGTTAGATCCAGCTCATTACGAAGCTGCGTATCAGTACGCTATTAAAATATACAGACAACGTGCCCAAAATTCAACAGAAGAATCCTACACGTTAATGGGCGTACAAACCCACGTTAATACGTATACATTACCTCAAGAGTTTATCAACGTAAGACAGGTATTTAGACGTACAGTTGGTTTAGAAACTGGTCCTGCTGCAAGCAGTTTTGACCCATTTAGTAGTGCAATTCTTAACACATACCTACTTAACTATAACTATGCAGGTGGACTTGCTACATACGAGATGTATGCAGGGTATGTTGAATTAGCTGCACGTATGTTTGGTGGTTATGTTATCTTTACTTTCAATCCAGTAACAAAAGAACTAAAAATGGTTCGTGATCCAAAAGGATCAGGTGAGCAAATATTAATTTGGGGCGACTTACAAAAGTCTGAAGAAATTTTATTACAAGATCCGGGCTCTGGTATTTGGATCGGGGACTTTACATTAGCAACATTAAAACTAACGATTGGTGAAGCACGTGAAAAGTTTGGCAGTATTGTAGGTCCAGGTGGTGGAACAACACTTAATGGCACTGCACTAAAAGCTGAAGGATTAGCACAACAGACCCAGCTAATAGATGACTTGAAACGCTATGTGGACATGTCACAGCCCCTGACGTGGATCCAAGGTTAACCTAAACACTATGAAAAATCTTTTTTCTGTAATATAATTGACATGTTACAGGGAGAAAAAATGATTATTAGTGTTACCGGTTTCATAGCCTCAGGCAAAGACACAGTTGCCAATTATCTCATCACACATCATGGATTTAAAAAAGAATCTTGGGCAGGCTCATTAAAAGACGCTGTATCACGTATCTTTGGTTGGGATCGTGAATTGCTTGAAGGTACTTCTAGGCACAGTAGAGAATGGCGTGAGCAACGTGATGACTGGTGGTCTGATAGATTAAACATGGAAATAACCCCTAGAATTGTATTACAGCAGTGGGGAACTGAAGTTGGTAGAGAAGCCTTTCATAATGATATTTGGGTAGCTAGTCTAGAAAATAAACTACGCCAAACAAAAGACGACATTATCATAACGGACACTAGATTCCCTAATGAAATTAATGCAATCAAACGACTAGGTGGCACCACAATCAGGGTACATAGAGGTGAAAAGCCTGAATGGTACAATGATGCTATCGCAGTAAATAAAGGACCCACATACATTGGTTGGGCATTATCTAAAAACAAGATACAGGAACTAGGAATACATCCCAGTGAATATAGTAGTGTTGGACTAGAGTACGATCATGAAATACACAATGATGGTACTATTGATGAATTGCATTCTTGCATAAAGCATATGTTGAGATTAAGTTAATCTATTTCCAAATCTCCCCGTTTCCAAGTAAGTTCTTTTTTCTTCACGGTCTCTATACAATTTAAACATATAGTCCTAAGATTACTTAATTCATTATTGTTTAAGTTGCCATCAACGTGAAATACATGCAATTGGCTATCGTATAGTCTTTTGAAACCGCATATATCACATGCGGTTTTTTTCTTGTATCCTAATTTTTTCCATTTTGGTTCCGGCGCTACAAGTTGCTTGTTTTTTCTCTTACAACTCTCGCATTTACTACGGTAATGCCTAACCCCATCACGATAGTAGTTAGCAGCACAGTAGTTCTTATTGCATACTTTGCATATAGGTCTGTTCATATTGTTATTTATATGGCTCTTTGGGAAGAGTTTAAATCTTGTTCATTAGAGCCTAAATGCCTAATTTTCTAGGGTTAATGCTAAATACATTATAATTAAAGGTTTTTGCCTTATTAACACATAAAGGAAATTAAAATGGCACTATCATCACCAGGCGCACAAGTAACTATCATTGACCAAAGTCAGTATTTACCAGCAGCCTCTAATTCAGTTCCGTTGCTAGTCATTGCTACAGCAACAAACAAAGCCGACGCATCAGGCGTAAATGTTGCTGCAGCCACTACTTCTACTAACGCTAACAAACTATTCCAAGTAACCAGTCAAAGAGACTTGGTTTCATTGTACGGTAATCCGTTCTTTTACAAAACTACTACTGGTACCCCTATTCAGGGTTATGAACTAAACGAATATGGTCTAATGGCTGCATATTCTTTATTAGGAGTTACTAATAGTTGCTTTGTACTACGTGCTGATATTGACTTAGCTGAACTAGTAGGAAAATTAGGTCGTCCGGTTGGCGAGCCTGCTAATAATACTTATTGGTTAGATACAACAAAGAGCACCTGGGGAATTTATGAATTCAACAGCAGTACAGGTAAATTTATTTACAAAACACCTATAGTTATCTCTACTGGATCTGGTTCAGGTACACCAGACTCTACAGTAGGAAATATTGGTGATTACGCTATTAACCCAATACAAAAATCAAAACCAATTGATCCACTTGATACAGATCCTGTAGTTACAGGTACATATTTTAAGAAAACTGTTAATAATGAATGGGTAAAATTAGGATCAACTGATTGGAAAAAATCCGTACCCACAGTTCAAAGTTTAATTCAAAATCCTACATTAAACGGTGGTGATCAATTTACAATATCAATTATCAATAATAGTACTACATTTGATGCAGATGTAACAGTTCCAGGAAGTCCTTACAATACAGTACAGGGTGTTGCAACTGCTATTAATAATCTAAATTTAGGTGACATTAGTGCTACTGTAATCAATGGTAAGTTATGCATCTATGTATCAAGTAATGATGCAAGCACACATATTCGTTTCTCTACTAATGATGGCATTTTATCAGATTTGGGTATTGAAAATGGTGACACATTATATTGGCAACCAGATGTAGTATATGGTAATTCTTCAAAAATGCCATTATGGTCAGTTGGTCAGTCAGTGCAACGTCCTTCAGGTTCAGTTTGGATCAAAACTAGTAGTCTAGGTAAAGGTGCTAGTTTGACTTTATCTACATATAGTACTGCTCTTGGTTCATTCAAATCAGTCGATGCACCTTTATACGCAAGTATTTTTGAAGCTACAAATAAATTAGACAATTCAGGTGGACAATATATACCGGTTAATTCTGTATTCGGACATTATTCGTTCTTTAATACATTAGATGATAGCCCTATGTACTTGTATAAGCGTAGAGCAACAGGTCCTACAGTTGTTACTGGTACCGTAAGAAATCCTACATTTAGCTCAAATGCTAGATTCTCAGTGGCAGTTACAACTCCAAACAATAGTAACTTAACATCTCCTATCGTTGTTACATTACCAGCAGGATCTCCTGAGGCAAGTGATTTTGTTACTGCTTGGACATCAGCTAATATACCTAATACAACTGCTACACTCACAACTGATGGATTTATTCAATTGTCTCATACTTTAGGTGGAGATATAGTTATTGATGCAAGTCAGGCAGGATACTCTACATCTGTATTAACCAATGCAGGATTTATTGCTGATGTTACATCAGGATGTTTAGTTGGATTCACCGAAACAAGAACTTATACTGTAAATCAAGATTCTACTACAGGGAGCGGTGCTAATGGTTCTTTCCAAATTTCAGTTATAACCGACAACTACACAGTCGTATCAGCGTCCGGTGGCATTAACTATGCAGTTGGTGATTTTGTAACGATAAACGGTGCACATTTAGGTGGTCAAAATACTAGTAATGATCTTGTACTAAAGGTAGTTAGCGTTGATGGTAGTAACGCAGTTACAGGAGTAGCGTACTCACATGGTATGCCACATACAGCATACAGCACTGTATTATCAAATTGGGAATTATTAACATACGTCTCAAGTGCAAGTGCGCCAAATAAAAACCCAATCGACGGGACATATTGGTTCTATAGTACTGTAAATCAAGTTGATATTATGGTAAATCAGCAAGGTCAGTGGAAGGGTTATAAAAATGTAAATTATAATTCTGAAGGACATCCTATTATTACAGGTAGTAATAGCACTGATCCAAATGGTCCTATCATTGCAGCAAATGCACCATCAACACAAAGTACTGGCGCTGCATTAGTATATGGTGATTTATGGATTGATTCAAATGATTTAGAAAATTATCCAGTAATCAGTCGTTGGCAGAATGTTAATGGCGAAGATCAATGGGTTTTAATTGACAATACAGATCAGACAACAGAAAATGGTATTTTATTTCAAGATGCTCGTTGGGCAACTAATG